CGAGCAGTGGGCAGTGGACCGCAATCTTCATACGGGTGATCCAAGCCGCCAAGTGCTTAAACTTATTGAAGAGCAAGGTGAACTTGCTGCAGCGATTGCACGTGATAACCATGAAGAGATGGCTGATGCCATTGGTGATGTGATTGTCGTGGCGATTGTGATGGCTAAACAACTAAATGCCCCAGTTGACTTGCGGACAGCCTTCGAGAGAACTGTGAAAGGTAATGATGAAAAAGTAGATTTGAATGCAGTTATTGCGTCTCTTGCAGGGAATGTATCACATCTGGCGAGTTTTGTTTACTATAAACACTCGTCTTATGCAGGGCATCTTATTGAAAATGTAATCACTATGGTAGCTGATGTGGCAGATGCGTTAGACATTGACTATATCTCTGCAGTACAAAGTGCCTACGATACAATTAAAGACCGCAAAGGTAAACTGGTAAACGGTGTATTCATTAAAGAGGACGAATAATATGCTAGATTATGTGATTAGAAGTGAGATGAAAGCCCCGTTGAAAAACCTACCTATCGGTGTGATGACACGAGATATTGTTTTCCACGGTTTGTCTAACATCAACCGATTTACTGGCATGAAGTTTATGGCAATGGATGAGCCATTTACTGTGCTAGAACATAGCATTGCAGTGGCAGAAATTATTATGGACGTAACAGGTAATGCAGAGTTTGCACGAATGGGTTTGTGGCACGATGCGGTTGAAGCCTATCTGGGTGACATTGCAACTCCAGTTAAGCACATGCTAGGCAGTGCGTATACAGAGCTCGAATCATGTGTAGAAAAACAAGTGCTGAGATGCAACACTGTATCGGATAACCGGGAACTAAGAGACGAAGTTAAACGGTATGACTCAATGTGCTGCATTGCAGAAATTATAGTAATGACAAATACAGGTGGTGTATCAATGACGACATTGGTTGATATGATCATCAACGACTGGTTTGACGGTCAGTCATTTGGCTATGACATTCATATTATCAAGCTGTTTATTGAAAAACTCAGACAACTGTTCCATGTACGTGTTTCTGCACACACAGGAGCACGTCAGGCAATGCGTAATAGAGCACACAAACTCGACCACACATTACTAGATGCGATTGCTAATGCACCAACTATTACAACGCATAAATTTAACGGTCATAATTTTCGCATTACTCGCGATAAGAATGACAAAATCATCAACATTGAAATTATGGGGTAACCACTATGAAATTTTCAGAAGCATTAGAACACGCTAAACAAGGCTCAAAAATCAGCCGTGAAGGTTGGAATGGCAAAGGAATGTTTGTCTTCCTGGTAAACGGTGACAGCATTAAAGTTGCTATTCGCGAAGCCTATGGAGACCCTACTAAGGATGGGTATGATGTATGTGACTTCTTAATGATGTTTACTGCACAAAAAGACTTAGTGCCTTGGTTAGCGTCACAAACTGACATCCTTGCAGAAGACTGGTGCGTATTATAGGGGTTAATCGTAAATGATGGCCAAATTTTTATTAACAGCATTTGCTGTGCTGGTATTTATTGGGGTAGCAGTATGAGCATTATCGGATGTGAATACTCCAGATGAATAATACTCAAACAGTAAGTGTGTATTATAAGAAATTAGTATGACAGCTAAAAGCTTATTAGGTTTAATCGTGACGATTGCAGCTGCAGGAGCCTTTTACTGGTTTCTAAGTTTAGGCGATAACAATTATGACGATAAAACAGGAAGAATGGGGTAACTATTATGAAATTTACATTTGGACCAGTAAATATGAATGAGTCATTGATCTTATTTAACTTCTTACATGGCTTGAGAGGTGTTAAGAAGAAAAAAGGTGACACGATTACTATACCGAAAAATGTTAACAGTCGTTTCCCATTAAATTCATTTTGCCTCTTATTCAATGCTCGCCCTAGCAATATGCCAGGTGAATTAGTCATTACAAAAGGGTTTCATGTTCATAGTGTTTGGACACAACCTATCGGTGCGGAGCAGTGTGTGAACATAGATATTACACGTGAAGGTGACAATATGGAATGTAAAGACAAGGGAGAAGACCAGCAAGAAATCCCCTGCAAGGATTTAAGAGGGTCATCTCCATCACCGAAATCTACGCAAGTAGGTGGTGACCATTATAGCAAGATGAAGATCCAACCGATTGACTTCATCACCGCAAACGGGATTGGCTACATAGAAGGTATCATTATCAAATATGTATGCCGATATAAGAGCAAAAACGGTGTGGAGGATTTGAAGAAAGCTCAACACTATTTGCAAATGCTCATCGAGCGGGAAGAACGTGATCAAAATGAGTAGCGTAATATTGAGATTACTTTTATGGGTAATAGCAGTGGTTGTAACAGTAGACATAGGAGTATTTGTTTACAATCACCTACCAGACACAGTGCGAGATATTGCAACATTCGTACTTATTGACGAAGCTATTACGCGAATTGTTGACGCGCAAATGTGGGCTGTTAAAGCTATAACAGCGAAGTAAACAAAACCCCCTCAGTGACGAGGGGGTTATTTTATTTAGGCCCTAGGAACCTTTGTGCCCAGGCTTTCATGATGTCTTTAGCTACAGAGGGGATAAGCCTTAATGCAACGTCTACGACCATCGCACCACTCGCACCTGCTACTACAGCGAGAACTGCAGCATACCACATGTTCCACTCGCTCGCATAATGCTTGGCAAGGACAATCCCTATATACGCACCTAATCCAGCGTCCACACATTTAGAGCAGAGTGGCTTACCTTGACCATAAGCCATCACACCCTTAAACGCACCAAGCAGGGCACCAATAACTAAGACACTAAACTCGACTACGTCCTGCGTGATCTCCATCTAACCCCTCACATTTAAATACATAAACTGCTGCACCGAGGAACCAAATAGACAACGCAGTACTGACTAGCAACATCAAAGAGAGTGGGGGAGAGTCTGAGACAAACCCATTGGCTAGGATTATCTGTACAACTGTACTAACTAAGTAAACGAATGACTTAAACACTTGTTTGCGATCACCCACCGCATACGGTGTTAGCCACCCAATCAACCCAGCTGTAATAGTTGCACCGATAAACAAAGAGCTGTTGTTCTCCAGTGACTTAGGTAGAATAAAGTCAATATACTTCATCCCATCAAGTAACACGGCAATAGTTAATACGACATTGACCATTACAGACCCGACTAATACAGCTCTCGTGTCTCGGCCATAAAGTATGGTAAGAAGTTTACATAACATATGGCACTCCATTTGTTTTGTGCGTAACTTATGATTGTTATTCAGTGAACCCACGCGAACTGCTGGTTGACATATATGTAGCATAATCCAAAATTATGCGATTACCGATGTGTTCATGAATAACTTCCATAAACTAATTATCGTTAAAATATCCTACTAGGTTTACAACGTATCGTACGTTTGTAACACCATAACACCGCACAACTCTTGACCCAGCATCAATATATACGGTGTTACCATCATGTAATTGATCTTCAATCAAGTCCACTGGGGTTGGACAATCATCTGGCAACACTGCAACAACTGGATTATTATTTGTCTTCTTAAAGTCTAAGTGAATAATACCAAAGCTATTTTTGATGTTACATTTACGCAAGCCAGGAGCAGTATTGTTATTCCAAGGTTGGGCACCATTTTGGAAAGTAACAAGGTATGATCTTGATGTCTTCTTGGTGCGCAGTTTACCATTAACTTCTTCAAAGTCATCATTGTGTAAAGCATCTCTATGTACTACTTTCATTACAAACCTCTTAGTAAAAAGGCTGGGTCACCCCAGCCCAGTTGGTCATTATGCCGCAGGTAATAAGTAACCTTTGGAATTGCCAGCGAAGTCTTGTACTTCTTCACCTTTAAGAACTTCAAGCATTGCTGCTTTACCTTCTGCAGATCTCAAGAACTCTAACACAGCTGCTTTGAACTCTGGAAGAGCTTTGATTTCGGTGAAGTATTCAGACGCTGATTTAGGTGCATCAACAAACTTAGCTAAGTCTGCTTCAACAATATCACCGTTAGATAACGTTAATTTTAATTTGTTATCTTCAGTGATTTCTGCACCTTGTAACTTCACGTCAATAGCTTGTGCAGGTAACGCTAAACTTACTGTGGTGTCATCTAACAACGTGAATACGATGTTATTACCTTGTACTACCGCAGATTTAAATGCGTTCATACCGTTTAATTTGCCGTCAGGACCGATTGTTAAGAATTTACCAACTTCATTGTTGTGGAGAACTTTCATCACCATTTTTATTTACCTCATCTGAGTATGTTGGACCAATTACCGAGTAGTGTTCTTCACCATCAAACCCGGTCACCGGGAGAAGTGAAGAATCTAACAAGGCTTGTTTACGTTGTAATTCTTCAACCTGTTTAACCAGGTCTCCGAGATTGGAGATGTTTTGTTTCAATGAGCCATCTACCACGCTCATTGATGCACGAAAATACGTGCGATCACTTAATGTAACAATCACCTCGTCACCAGCACGTGTAATGTTGGTAATACGACGATCATCACAATGATTTAGTGGTCGGGGAGCCTCGCCGTTGCAAGATTGACATCCAGCCACACGAGTACCTAAACGCATAGTTGTCTCCTGTTATGGTAATTTGGTTGGGAACGGCTCGTCCGTTGTCCACACCATTGATTGTGGACGAAGATTGGTTGGACCAGCATCGGGGATCCAGTCGTTTGTAGGATTGCCTGTAGCACCTTCTTTATATGGTGTGAACCGCATAAAATTGGAGTCATTTACGCGCTGCCATAAGAAAGCACCTACACCAGCACCATCTGTTGATTGATACATCATGCCATCAGTTTCAGTGCCTTTGATAACCCCATTAGTTGTGCTAGGGTCATCAGGTCGACCAGGACCAATGAGTGCATTAGAAGTGTAGGCGATTTCTAATTTATTATCAGAATTGAGAACAATCGTCTTGTTATCAATATCCAATGGTGTAGCAAATTTAGTTGCCATATTTACTCCTAATACCGCCTATTTCTAGGCGGG